AGCACCATGCCGGGCGCTGATTCGTGGTCCGCCAGGAAGTCGGCGAGCTGCATGTTCAGCTGCCCGAAGAGCGGGTGTATCAGGTAGCCCGGGCCGGCCGCCTCGCAGACGCCGATCATCTGGTTGGCCTGAGCCTGAATCGATCCCCGGCCGCCGTATTGGCCGCCGCCGTCGAGCAGAAACCCCTCGACGCGCAGCCCGCGCCCCTTGCGCCCCAAGTCCTCCGGCCATTGCTGGTCCCGGTAGGGGTACTGATGAGGAGCAATCTTGCGCCCGCCGGAGAGGCTCGTTTTCGCGACGCCAAAGGGAACGCCCTTCCATGAGGCCGGGCGCAGGTAAGGAAAATTCGCCGGCGGACTCACGGACGGCAGCGCCGTCGCGCTGATCGTCACCGTCGGCAGTGTCGGCAGGTCCGCCATCAGGTCACGCCGGCGGTCGGGCTGGTGTTCACGATCTTGACGCCGCTCGGCGTCGTCACGCGCGTCGTAGCCGTCCCATCACGGTGGACGGTCGTCTGGACGCTCAGATTCACGGGAGGCGCAGCGGAGCCTGCAAGCCGCTGAGCGAGGTCTCCGCGCATAGCCGCTTGACCTGCAGCATCGGCCGGCCGCTCGCCGTAGAGTGAGACCGCGGCGCCAGCGTCGTACGCATTCGTCGTCCCAGCAAGCCGCTTCCCCGCTCCCGAGTGGCGCAGTTCATAGTTGTAGAACTGAAGCTGCTCGAGCATGTCCGCCTGGCGAAGGCCGGGTAGCCTATTGCGCAACGCCCATGAGTTGAACATGGCCTGCCGGTTCGCATGCCACTGGCCGATCCCACGGGCAGCGCCATGATCTCCGACAGCGCCAGGATTGAAGCCACTCTCGGCCCCGATGTTCGCCGCAATGCCGGCTGCCTGGGTGCGCGTCCACCCCTGCGACTGAAAGTAGCGCATCACCGCGCCAGCCATCGGCGATGCGGCGATCCTGCTGTTATTCAGCTTGGAGAGTTGATGATGTTCCCACCACTTCGCGCCCCCATAAACGGCGGCGCCGCCGACGAGGCCAATGCCGGTCGCGCCGAGCAATCCGGCTGCCGTGGGCGCCGCGAGAAGTTTCGCCGAGATTCCGGCGGTGTTGCTGCCAGTTGCGGCTGCGCGCGCCACACTCCACGCGAGAAGCGCCTTTCGAGACGCATTGACGTAACCGGTCATCGTCCAGATGGCCAGTCCGAAGCTCACGATCTTTGGCGTACCCCAGAGGACACCAACCGCGATCAACACATCCTTGAGGCCACCGAGGGAAGCGGTAGCGCTCGCGACGTCAGTCACCAGGCTCAGCATCCCCTTGACGATCGCCAGAATGTCATTGAGCACAGTCTCCAGCGTCAGCCCGCGGAAGGCGCTCCCGAGTCCCTTGACGAAGTCGCCGAGGTCGGTGGCGATCAACGTCCGATTAGCCTGGATCCAGGCGCCAAACTGCTGGACGAGAGGCGTCACCGCCGGCAGGAGCGCGGCGCCGATGGTGTTCTTGACGCCCTCCATCGCGATATGAAGCCGATTCCACTGCATCGCCGCGGCAGCGGCCTGCTGCCAGTTCATCGCTCCGGAGAGCTTCTGCGCTTGCGCTTCGTACGCCTCGAGGGCCTTGCGGCCCTGCATCAGGACCGGCAGCAGGGAGGTGAGGCCCAGTTGGTTTGCGAGCGTGCGCGCGGCACCGGAGCGGCCGGACTGCTGGAATGAATGGATCTTGTCGGCGATCTGCCCGAGCGCGTCCATCGCGTCGATGGATCCGGCCTTGGTGTTCTTCAGGTGAATCCCGAGGCCTACCAGCAGGCCCATCGCCTGTTGATTCCTGCCCCATCTCGCGTCCTGCAGAGTGTCAGCGAAGGACTGGAAGGACTGCGTTGCGGTCTGACCAGAGATTCCGACCAGGCGCGCAGCGTTCTGGAAGTTGTAGAGCTCCTGAGTATTGACGCCGAGGATGCGCGCCGTCTGCGAGACCTGCAGCCCGAACCGCGCCCAGCCAGCCGTCAGCGCGAAAAGACCGGCGATCGTGCCACCGCCGACAAGAGCGATCAGCGGCGCGCCTATCTTCGCGAAGGACTCGGCAACACGCTTCGCCCCGCGCGTGAGGCCCTCGAGCTTCTCCTTGACGACCCCGAAGCCGGCCGCACGACCGAACTGCTGCAGCGAGCGCTGCATGTTCTGGTACGGCCGAGTCATCTGACTCACGCGCTTATTCAGGTCCTGAATGACCTTGGTCGCGCGGTCGACTGCCGTGATATTGAGAGCAAGAGCCCGTGTCATTGTTACGACTTCGCTATTCTCTTCGACTGCTCATCCCACCAGAGGAGCTCGGACACCGTCATGGCGCGAGCATCCTGCGGTCCCCAATGGTAGAAATAGGTCACGTCCGCGATCAGCTCTCCGAGCTCCCTTCGTCCGGGGACAAAAAACCCTTGAAGTACCCCGACAGCTGATTGAAGTCGCGCGCGCCCATGCTGCGGATGTCGGTCGGCGCCAGCTTGGCCTGCTTCGCGATCAGTCTGACCAGCGCAGCCACGGCACCGTCCTTTGCCTCATCGCGCGCCACCTGCTCGATATCGGCAACCGTTGGCTCGCGAAGGGTGACCTCGGTCAGCTTCTCATCGCCCGCCTGGATCGGGACAATCAGCGTGAAGGTCTTGGGACTCTCCAGAATCTCGGCGCTCATCAGGCGGTCACCTCAGTGATGCAGCCGTCGACGCCCTCCCACCGGACCTCGAACTTCGCATCCTGCGTATCGACGTCCTGACTCTCCACGGTCCACATCCCGCGGCCGATCACCTGCTTGCCGTTTGAGAGCATCGCGGAGATCGTGACGTCCGTCATGGCGTTGAAGTCCGCTACGGTGAGTGAACCGGCGTCGCGAATGGACGCGGAGATGAAGGGGGCGCGCGGCATCTCCTTGTAGCCATGCACCTGGTCCTGGCCGGTGAGCGTCTCGCGTGCCACGCTCGCGGGCGAATACTTGAACTCGCCCGCGATCATGTAGGTCTGCCCATCGACGGTGACCTCCGCTTCGCCGGCCAGCAGATTCGGGTTGATTGCCATTGCTCTTGCTCCAGAAAATGGTGTCTAGAATTCTTCCTCGTAGTCGTGCGCGCCGGCGCCTCAGAGACGGAACTGCGCGAGGAGAGCGAATACGCGCAACTGATTGATCAGCGTTGCCGGGAAGAGGACGTCGACCCGATTGACGTTCGCGGCATTGCGCTGCACCTGAACGTTCTGAGCGAATAGATCGGCGCCCTGGCAATAGCCATCTTTCACGAGCACCTGGTACTGCGCGATGATCTCGGCCTTGATGGTCGAGGGAGTGACTACGTTCGAGCCGGCTGAAATCTTCGTTCCGTCGTCCGCCAGCTTCATGCGGGAAAACTTCGTGTTGGTCGCATCCGCCAGCTGTCCGAGAACGTACGCCAGCGTGTACATCGTCTCGATCTCAAGATAGGAGTTGTCCGCCGCCCCAAGCGCATTGGTCTGGTACGTCGTGATGAGATTCTCGATGTAGCACGTACCGCTGGAGTCCACCGTGAAGGTGCTGATCCCGTCGTAGAGGAGCGTGTTGCGCTCGCTGAGGATGTCCTGCACGGCGAGCGGCGGGGCGAGCATTCCGATCAGCGGCAGCGTCTGTACCGGCTGCCCAGGATCATTGCGCAGGCTCCCGATCACTGAAGCGCAAGCAATGGCAGCAATCGACCAGGCTGGATTCGGCGAGTCGGGGAAGCCCAGCACGCTCTCATGCTGATTGTTGCGCGCGGCGCCGAACGTCGTGCGCGCTGACACCGTTCCCCGGTAGGCGGTGAACACGTGCCCGTAGAGCTGCTGCGACCAGGACCAGCGGCCGCTCGTATCGTTCAGGAACGTCTGCAGTGCATTCAGACTGGCAGTATCGGTGTAGGGCAGCACGAAGGAATCGAAGTCCGTCTCCGAGAGATTGACCAGAGCCGTGGTCAGCGATGGATTGACGGTGCCACCCGCGCACTGCGGGGTCGCGATCGCAACGGTCACACCGGTGGGCAGAGCCTGGCCGGCCTGTGAGCCGCCGTAATTGATCCGCACGTCGACCTCGTTCGCGGCGAGGCCCTTGTTATCAACGGTCAGCGTGACGACCGCGCCGGCGACGGCTGCCGTTGCGAGACAGCTCGGATCCGCATTGAGCGCGGCTCCGATGGCGGTGGCGATCTGCGCAGCGGTCATCGTTGACGTGACGGCGATCGAGTAGAGAACGCCGGCGATGTAGAGACTGATCGTCCCTGCCGCGGTGGGCGCGCCCCCTATGGTGACCGTATCGGTGGCGGCCGTCGCTCCCGCGTCGTCTTGCAGGCCTACGCACCACACCTCGCCGAAAGAATCGACGGTGCGGTAATCGGAGACCATGCGGGCCAGTATGGAGTTGGCGCCGTACCGGGCCTGGGCATCGCCGACGCCTGCCGAGATGATCGGGTTATTGGGCACGTCGGTGCCGGAGTTGGTCATCTGGCCGATGATCAGGCAGCGCTGCGGGAGTTGTCCGCTATTCGCCTGCGAGTTATCAATCTCCGCGAAGAAGAGCGGGACGCGCAGATTCTGCGGGATGTTCTTGAAGGAGATACTCATTTACCGGGCTCCTTTGAGGCCTGGGCAGGAGTGGACGCCGCCGGCGCAGTGTCCTGCGTCTGAGGCGTGGAATTGGTGACGTCGCCGTCTCGAACGCGGCGCGTCCAGTAGAGGCTCGGAGGGACTTCGCGGCCTTCCGTGGGCAGATAGTCCTTTCGGTCAGGGTCACGGACCTTGAGGCCCGACTTCGGCTTGACAAACATTGGATCAGTCCTCCGACGGAAGCGTAATTGTTAGACCGACATCGCCCGGCTGCGCCGAGTAGGGCGGATCGGATCCTGGTCTGGTCACATCCACGGTGACGTTGGTCAGCGGCACGATCGGATCAGCCACCGGCCGCGCTGTTACCGGCCCGGGCTGTATCGAAACATCGAAACTCTCGACCGTCTCGAAGCGAAAGCGCCCGATGACGCCGGCGAAATGTGATTGGCCGTCCGCTTTGGTCTCCCACGCGCTCTCAATGCTGGCAATGTTCTGTGTCAGCTCGAGCAGGTAGAAATCCTGCAGAATCGTCTGCTCGACCTGATACCAGAGCGCCTCGAGGTCCGCCTGGGCTGCCTCTCCAGTGGTCGCACAGACCGCCGCCCTCACGTCCACCTCCACGGTGGTCGTAAAGTTGGTTCCGCCCTTGTTGATGGGCACCTTTGTATCGGTCGCCGACCGAACGCATACAGCTGGCAGCTTCGCCTGGGGATATGGCCAATCGCCCGGAGAGTCCACCGATGCCGTCGCTGTCCCTACGGTGAGGTCCACCCCCTCGAGCGCGTCGAGCACAGCCTGGCGCAGCTGCTGCCGTGCCGTGACCGGCTGCATCGGGAACGGAAAGCGAGGGGGTACCACCCCTATTCCCGAAACTGGCTCGGGTCCCTCAGAGACGTTGCCTGCGCCGGCGGCAGAGAGTTGTCCTGCGCCTGCAGCGCTGTCAGGTCCTTCTGCTACCGCACCGGATCCAGCTCCGCCAGCGAAGGCTGACCCGCCGCCAGCAGCGACGTCGGCCCCCTCCGCCGCGGCGCCCGCTCCTGAAGCTCCCAAAGCGCCGGCTCCTGATGCGACGTCATGCCCTTCGACCGCAGCGCCCAATCCAGCGCCGCCTGCTTCACCCGCGCCGGCCGCGACGTCATGCGGCTCCCCAATGGCGGCCGCGCCTCCAGTAGCCAGAGCACCAGCGCCGGCTGACGCGTCAGGTCCCTCCGAAATAGCCCCCACTCCAGGACTCGCGAGAGCGCCGGCCCCCTCGGGCACATCATGACCTTCGACCGGCGCACCAGCTCCTGCGCCGCCACCACCACCCGCTCCAGCAACAGAGTCAGGAGGCTCGGCAATCGCTGCTGCGCCGCTCGCAGCGAGCGCACCGACACCGGCCGGCACGTCATGCCCTTCCGCGATCGCGGCCGCACCGCCCGCTGAGAGCGCGCCAATACCAGCAACGACGTCATGAGCCTCTGCGATAGCCGCCGCACCGATAGCGCTCACTTGAGCGGCTGTCCGCGCGCGTCTTATCGGCACGAACTGAAAGCGAGAGTAAGGCCCTATTCCGGGCCCAGGCGTCAGAGGTCTCCTGTAACGGGACGGCGCTGCGGCGCCCGAACCAGCCGCAGTATCTCCACCCTCCTGAGTGGATCCCGCACCAGAAGCGCTGAGAGCGCCAGCGCCGGCCGTGGTGTCGTGACCCTCGCTCGGAGCGCCAGAGCCGCTGACGGCCAAGGATCCGGCTCCAGATGCAGTGTCAGCGCCCTCTGCAGTTGCCCCGGACCCGGTACCACCAGCGGCGCCGCTGCCAGCCGCAGCGTCATGAGGCTCGGCAACAGCAGCGGATCCGGAAGTCGCCAGGCCGCCAGCTCCCGAGGCAACATCGTGTCCCTCGGTGACGGCTGCTGATCCAGAAACCGAAAGACCGCCGGTACCGGAGACGACGTCATGCCCTTCGGCAGTCGCGCCTGATCCAGAAGTCGATGCGGCGCCCGTGCCCGCGGCAGTGTCGCCTGCCTCTGTGGTTGCCGCGCTGCCCGAGTCACCGGAGCTCGCCGCCGTGAGTGGCCATTGGGCTACAACGAAACCGTCAGTTCCATCCCCCGACGTGGTGAACGCGGGAGTACCACCGGCGGGATACAAGGCCCAGCAGTAGGCCATGTCGAAATCGTCGGTACCGGTGCCACTCACCAAAGGGGTACCGGACGTTGTGATCGTGTCCGCCCCAGAAGTGGCGTTGTAGCAGAATGCGAGCGTCGGACCGCTGCCGGCGGTGCCGAGGATAGCGCCGGCGCCGGTCCCGGGATTGGTCCGGCTTACGGCGGTCGCAGTACCTACGGCAGAGACGCCGGAAAGCTCAATGGCCTGACCGACGAGGCCATCGTTGACCGTCGCTGTCAGCGTCATCGTCTGCGAGCTGCCACTCGCGCTCAGCAGATAGCCGGTGGCGAACTCGTCAAATGCCGGGTCAACGTCAGGAAAGTCACCGCTGGAGGTGACCCAACTTCCGCCCGTACCGCTGAATGCGCAGGCGACGTTGTTCGAGAAATCGACTGATACACCAACAATCGTGTTGGTGGAGGCGTTTGGAGTAAACGCGCCCGATGACACCGGCGAGTTTCCGGAGAACGGAGTAATCTGCTTTTGGAAGGCAATGGCCATCTCAGCCTTCCGTGTACGTCCAGGAATTTACCGTCTGTACCGTCGAATGGTTGTAATCCGACGCCGAGAAACCGACATACGCGGCGTCGCCGCCGACGGCTGTGGGAATGTCAACGTCCGTCCAGCTCTTGGAGAAGGTCGCGTTGCTGACCGTATCCTTGATCGTCATCGACAGAGTCGAGCCGTCGTAAGTGACGGTGACCTGCTTCTTATTGGCATTCGAGATCGCAACGCCCGTGATGGCTGTGTCAGATCCTGTCGGGACGGCTCCTCCTTCGTAGAGCCCGGTCGTCGTATTCCAAACGTCGAACTTCAGTCCGACGCTCGCCGCAATGCCGGAATAGCCGCCGCACACCGCGTTCTCCCCATAGTTGGAGAACCCGATAGCGTACGGTCCGCCGCACTTGCTGACGGTGCTCGATCCATCCGAGGCGGCCGGAAGCTGATTCTGGAAGATGAGGAACAGCCCATTTTGTCCCGGGCTGCCCGTCATCGTGAAGTCGAACACCTGCGAGAACTCGGTGACATCCACCGGCGCCAGGTAGAAGGCCGATCCCGTCTGCGCCCCGTCTTCGCTACTGCTCGGCGTCAGCTCGATATTCGAGCCGCTGATCGAGGCGACCCCATTGGTCGCGATGCGATTACCGGCGCCGGTGAAGCCGGTCGGAAAGTTGATCTTGGGCGTGCCGCTAGCCTGAATCTGGTAGTCGGCGAGCGCGTCGAAACTGTCCTCGAAATTGGCGACGTTTCCAGCGCGAGCCCGAATGATCGTGCTGGCGCTCACCGTCAGCGGCCCGGAATACACCAAGGAGGTTCTCCGAGGCGGCGTGCCATCCGTCGTGTAGTAGATCGTCGCGCCCGCAGGGCCGGCGATCGTCACAGACTGCGCGCTAGAATACTGGCCGACCGCCGGGCTGATGGTAGGCGTCGCAAGCCGCTCGTTATAGCCAGAGTCCCACGCGGCGCCGATCATGTAGCAGTTCGCAGGTCCCAGCACGCCGCCCGTGAATCCGTGGTAGGCGGTGTTGGCGCCGACAACCGCAGGAATGTCGATCGCCCATTGCGCGTATGCCTGGACGCCGGTCACCTGGTCCGTCAGCAGGCACGAGAGGATCGAGCCGTCATAGACGACATGGGCGGACTTCGCGTTGCCGTTCTGCAGGCTGAATCCCTGCGGACCCAGGTCCTCTGTCGGACAGAGGCCGTTGTCGAGGTAGGGCTTGCCATTGCAGTACAGCCCGATCATCGATGGGGCTTCGCCGAAGTTGCCCTCGCCGGTGCCTACCGCCGGCGTCGCGTTGAAAGCGAGGATGACGCTGTTTTCCGGGGCGGTATCCGCCGGATTGATCGGCGGCGCGTACTGGAAACTGCCTAGCCCGTTCGAGTCACCGCTCGCGTGGATGCCATTCGGATCGTCCTGTATTACAAAGCAGATGCCGTAGGCGACGTACGCTGTCCCAACCCACGAAGTCCCCGAGACAGTACTGCTTAGCGGATAGGTACCGAGTCCGCCCGTGCCAGTGCCAGTGAAGCCCGTTATGTAGACGCCGTCGTCGGGATCGCCCAAACACATGAACGGCGTGATCGTTCCGGTGACCGCTGTGACGGTCAGCGTCTTCGCGGATACCGTTCCGGTTATAGTGGCCGTCGAGTAGGGTTGGTCGCCGAGAGAGAGCTGGAAATCGGCTGTGAACGCTTGGATATTCAGCTTAGTCGTGTAGTACGACTGCGCGGCGTTGTGGACGCCGTCCGTTTCCTCGCTGAAGTAGAGGTTGTTGTTGTGGTAGCCGTCTGACCCTGTGTTGACCTGAGAGAACGCCGCTGGCTTCGACGCGAACGTCGGGAAGTCGTAAACGTTTGTTGCGCCGCCACCGCCGCCCCCGCTTGCTGCGCCAGATCCCAGCGCGGTGTCGACCGCCTCAGCGATGGCTGCTGAGCCAATCGAGCTACCTCGCTGGAATGAGGCACTCCCAGCACCAGCCCCATGGAAAGGGCGCCCGCCCATGCCCCGAGAGCCTTCAGGTATCGGACAGCCAGGAACCCCCGAGCATCTGCACGGAGTCGCCAGCTTCGTACGCACCGATCAGCAGCTGCAGATCCAGCAGCTGACTCGAGGTGCAGTCGAATCCGCCCCCGCCATTGACCACGGTCTCCAATGCGACCGCGCCATTGATGAGGAGCCGCCCGACTCCAGAGAACGTGGTGCCTGCGCCCTGGCCCATCGTCTTGACGCTGAGGTCAATCTCGAGGCTCCAGGGAGCGGTCGCCAGAGAGGCGGCCAGCGCGCCCGTGGCTCCCATGTCGAATACCGCCGTTGCACCGAACATCAACTTGAAGTCGAGGGTTCCGGTGTTCCCGGCCGGCGTCGAGAGGAGCCCGAACGCGGTCAGCTTGAAGCGCGAGCCGACGGGACTGGGGGCAGCGAAAAACGCATTCGCCGCCAACGCGAGCGGGCCGCCGGCTGGCAGCAGGCTCGCCTGCACTGCCGAGGCTACCGCAGTTCCGGCGCCCCAGGCCCCCTCGGACTGGGCCCACTTGTTCCAGGCCATATCAGGCTCCGTTCGCGGTGATCGTCAGCGAGCTGATGGATATCGTCTCGCCGGAGGTAAACGCGACGCTGGAGAAGTTGATGTCGGACGCGGACGTCCCGACACTTCCCTGAATGACCCGCGTGGTGCTCGAGACGGCCTCGCAATTGGTCGTGCTGCTCGTCGTGCATATCAGGAAGTGCGCCGCGGTCCCCGTGGCCGAGGCGCTCTCCGAGGTGATCGCGTTGAATGTGAGCACTCCTGCCGAGACAGTGCCTGCCGTCGCCGAAAGCGGGAGCGATGCGAGCACGGTACCCGAATCGACCGTGGCTACGGTCGCCGGCTGCGCGCCCGAGACGATCATCAGGAAACCGGTCGATCCGGCAGCGGTCACCAGGTCGGTCATCGCATTGCTGCGATGCGTCGAGGTGTACTGGACGACGCCGTATCGGTGGCGGCGCTGCGTCACGCCGATCACGGCATGACCGGAGCCTACGTGCGCACCGAAAGTCGGCTGCGCCGGCGGCAGGGAGGCGCAGCCGAACAGCAGCAGCGCGGCGAAAACAACGGACAGGAAAGAAAGGGAGCGCTTCATTGAGGTAACTCCGAACAGGTAATTGAGATCAGGCGTCCTGGCCGCCGGCAGCTACCGCGTCATCCGCGGTCGTCGGCGCCAGATTGAGAATAAGTCGGGCAAATCCGTGGCCATCAGCTCGCGCCTCCTGCACGATGTAATTCGTATCCACCGCTGGCGCGCCGCCGGGCATAGGTGAGGCCAGCACCGTCACGCGCGCGCCCTGCAGGGCCGAGA